TTTTATTACTAAAGGAGATCTAAAATGATTACAGATAGTCTGCTCAGAGTGAGCGAAGATCAAGCAGTTACTTCAACTGCTGTATCTACTAACACTGTTGATTTAGGTGTTGCTAGAGACATGGGTGAAGGTACTGCTTTGTACATGAACTTTGCTTTAACAGAAGCATTTGCAAACGGTACTAGCATAACTTTTGAGGTTATTACTAGTGCTTCTGCAAACTTGGGTACACCTACTGTTATTGGTAGCAGTGCAGTTATTGCTACAGCAGCACTTACATTAGGTAAGAACATTGTTGTACGTTTAAATCCAACTATTGCTGGCAAAGGCCAAAGATACCTTGGTGCTAGATACACTGTTGTTGGTACTATGAATGCAGGTAAAGTTACTGCTGATATAGTAGAAACAATTGGTGACGGACAGAAGTACTATGCTTCTGGCTTTACCGTAGCTTAATAAGGAGAATCTATGCCTATTTACAGAGCTAAAGTTAAGTGTTTCGTTGGTCAATCCATGCGAGAAGCTGATGAAGAGTTTGAATATAACGGAGAGTTTAATAGTAATATTGAATTAGTTGGAGGAACAGAATCTGATCTACCTGTGGCGTCAAACACAACCGTACCGTCAGAAGATGTTCTACCAACTACTCAATCAATTGATTATTTATCAATGACTAAAGCAGAACTTGAAGTTTATGGTCGTACTATCGGTATTGAACTTGATAGAAGACAAACAAAAGATACTCTTATTAAACAACTTGAAGCAGCTAGTAAATAGGCTTAGTCTTCTTTTTTTATTACAGGGGGCTAGTAGTATAACTGCTAACCTCTCTTTTTTTTAGGAGATAACATGGCAACTGAAGTAGATATTTGCAACCTTGCCCTAGCAAATTTGGGTGATGATGCAACAATAGCTACGCTATCCCCACCAGAAGGATCAGCACAAGCAGAAAAAGCTGCACGTTTTTATCCAATAGCAAGAAACAGTTTGCTGGCAATGCATACATGGAGTTTTGCATCTAAACGAGGCAGTTTAGCTTTAACTACTAATACATTAGATCAATGGGATTATGCATATGCAGCACCTGCTGACATGATGTCGGCTGTTGCAATAATATCTCCTACAGCACAAAACGATTACGCTACAAGAATGTCTGCTGGTGATACACCCGGTGGGATAACATCTAACTATGCGCCAACAATTGTAGCTGGACAATATACACCACAACAATTTGCAATAGAAGGATCATATATTTATACAAACCAAGAAAATGCAATGTTGAGATACCAAGCATTAATAACTGATTCTACTTTATTCCCACCTTTATTTATTAATACATTGTCTTGGCATTTAGCATCAATGCTTGCAGGGCCAATAATAAAAGGTGATCAAGGTATGGCAGAAGCAAAACGTTGTATAGAAATGATGCAAGGATATTTATCTAGCGCAAAACAAGCAGATAATTTACAAAGAGATATAACAATAGAACATATTGTGCCTTGGACATCTGGGAGATAGATTATGCCAACTACACGCACATTTTCTAAAGCATTTTCAGCAGGTGAAATATCGCCAGAAATGTTTGGGCGTATAGATGATGCTAAATATCAACAAGGTTCAGCAACAATGCGTAATTTTATTGCTAAACCACAAGGGCCAGCAGAAAACAGACCGGGATTTGCATTTGTTAGAGAAGTAAAAGACAGCACAAAAGCTACAAGATTATTGTCTTTTACGTTTAATACTGTACAAACTATGGTTATTGAAATGGGTAATACCTATTTTAGATTTCATACACAAGGACAAACTTTATTTTATAACAATGGTGCAGCATGGAATAACAGTACTAATTATCAAGTAGGAGATATAGTTTTAGTAGGAGGTACTACTAATTATTATTGTACAGCTGCTAATACAAACACAGCACCGCCTAACACATCGTATTGGTATCCAATGCCTACAAATCCCAACATATATGAAATACCAGCACCATATTTAGAAGCAGAGTTGTTTGATTTGCATTATGTACAATCTGCTGATGTTATGACGTTAGTACATCCAAATCATCCACCAAGAGAATTAAGAAGATTAGGTGCAACAAAATGGGAACTTAAATTAATTGATTTTGGTAGCCCTATTGCAGCACCGGGAGGAGTTAGTGTAGCTGCGTATATACCTTCATCTGCCAGTATTAACACTGATACTTATCAAGCACACGAATATGTAGTTACTTCTATTGCAGCAAATTTAGTAGACGAAAGCGCACAATCTAGTTCTGCTTCTGTACAAAATAATATTTTTGTAACTGGTGCAAAAAATACAGTAACTTGGAATGCAGTAGCTGCTGCTGATAGATATAGAGTTTATAAAAACCAAGGTGGTATATATGGATTTATTGGAGAAACTACTGCTACAACTATTATTGATGACAACATAGGGCCAGATTTTTCTGTAACGCCACCAATATATGAAAATGATTTTGTAGGAAGCGGTAATTATCCCGGTGCTGTATCTTATTTTGAACAACGCAGAGTGTTTGCAGGTACAAATAATGCACCGCAAAATATATGGATGACTAAATCAGGTACTGAAAGTAATATGTCTTTTGGTTTACCTATACGAGATGATGACCGTATTGAGTTTAGAGTTGCTGCTCGTGAAGCAAATACTATTAGGCACATAGTTCCATTAACAAACTTACTTATGCTTACAGGGTCAGCAGAGTGGCGTGTAACTTCTGTAAACAGTGACGCTATAACACCTACATCTATATCGGTAAAACCACAATCGTATGTTGGTGCAAACAATGCACAGCCAGTAATTGTTAATAACAGCATGGTTTATGCTGCATCTCGTGGTGGTCACGTTAGAGAATTAGGTTACAACTGGCAAGCTAATGGTTTTATTACAGGTGATGTATCAATTAGAGCAGCACATCTATTTGATAATTTTGAAATTGTAGATATAGGTATGGCAAAAGCACCATTGCCTGTAGTTTGGTTTGTAAATAATCAAGGTTTATTATTAGGACTTACATATGTGCCAGAACAACAAATAGGTGCATGGCATCAGCATGACACTGATGGTTTATTTGAGAGTGTTGCAGTAGTTTCTGAAGGTGCAGACGATGTAGTTTATTGCGTTATTAAAAGAACTATTAATGGTGCAACAAAAAGATATATAGAACGTATGGGAACAAGAATATATGCAACTCAACGTGATAGTTTTTTTGTTGATTCTGGTTCTACATATGATGGTACAAATACAGATACAAATCAAACAGTAACTATATCTGGCGGTACAAATTACACAAGAGGTGAAAGCGTTACAATAACAACTAATTATAATTTATTTCAAGCACCACCAAGTGTAGCTGATGTAGATGATGCAATAGTTATAGTAGATGGTACAGACACATATAGATGTGTAATTATATCTACTACAAGTGCAACAGTAGCAACTGCAAAATTAGAAAGAGATTTACCAGCACCTTTGCGAAACACAGGATTAACATCATATGAAGTCGCAAGAAATACAATATCAGGTCTAAATTATTTAGAAGGTAAAACTGTAAGCATACTGGCAGATGGTGCTGTGCATCCACAAAGAGTAGTCAGTAGTGGCACAATAGTTTTAGAACGTGCTGCCAGTGTTGCTCATATAGGTTTGCAATACAATAGTGATTTGCAAAGTTTACCTTTAGCTTTGCAAGTAGAAGCTTTTGGTCAAGGTAGAGTAAAAAATATAAATCATGTTTGGTTAAGAGTATTAGAATCTTCTGGTATTTTTGCTGGCCCTAGTGCAGACAAATTAATAGAAGCAAAACAAAGAACTACAGAACCATATGGTGAACCACCAAGACTAAAAACACAAGATATAAAAATTATGTTAACTCCTACTTGGCAAGACAATGGCCAATTATTTGTAAGACAAACTGATCCATTACCATTAACAGTAGTAGCATTAACTTTAGAAGTTGCTATTGGTGGATAGTGTAACCGTAAGCAAGAAACCTATATGTATATTATTAAAATAGGTACTTTGTTGAACTAATGGCAACAGGCTGGTCAGCTTTAGGATTAGGAGATAAATTAGGTCTTGGATTAGGTATCACAAGCACACTTACTGGCATGATTAGTGCTAGGTCTGCTGCTAATACTGCAAAATATAAATTAAAAAGTCAGGCGTTAAATCTTGAGCATCAACGTGACATGGCGAAGCTCAACAGACGTATGTTGGAAAGTCAAGCGCAGCATATAGCAAGAGCATATAACAAACGATTGCAGATACAAACTTTAAGAACAGGTCAGCAAATTTCTAAATCTAGAGCATCATTTGCTGCAAGAGGTATACAAATGGGTGTTGGTAGTACTGCAAATGTTTTTGCCAGTGCTGAATTAATGAAAGAAATAGATAGGTTAACTTTAAACACAAACAAAGTTAGAGCTATGAATGCACAAAGAACTCGTGCAGTTGGCATTGGTATACAAGCAGATATGCTTGGTGTATCAGCTAACAATATGTTTAGTACTGCTTCTTCTATTAGTCCATTTATGAATATGACTAGTACGTTGTTAACAGGAGCAACCAACATTGTTGGTAATTTACCAGAAAATTTCTTTAAATAATTATGGCAACAGTACCTTTAACACCACAAGAAGGATTAGAAATTGGCTCTGCTCCACAATTTAGTAGTGGCAGAATAGAACCTATACAAGATACCGTTACTGATGATTTACAAAATTTTGCCAAAGCACAACAAGACGTATCTGCAATTGCCTTTAAATTACAAGATGAATTTAACGATGCTGAATCAAAAAAATTATATAACGAATTTTACAGCGAATTAGAAGCAAGTACTAATAATTATTTAACTACTAAAGGTTTTGATGCAGTAAAAACTGTTAATAAAGAAGAAGGTATTTCTGCTTTTGATGAAGTTAATAATAGCAACAATCAGTTATTAGCTAAATATGCAGAGTTAGCAAGTAATGGCGAAAGTAAATATCTGTTTGAAAATATGGCATCAGTTTCTTTAAATTCTGCGACAAATAAAATGACGCAGCATTCTATAAAACAACAACGTTTAGCACACGAAAACGAAGTTAAAGCTGGTCTTGAAATTTTAAAAAGTGAAGCAAAAGCTAATTATGCAACTTGGAATGATCCTAGTGGGCCATTTCAATTGCATTATGCTGGTGGTTTAGAAAAATTAAAAGAGCAAGCAATATTAAAAGGTTGGAATGTAGATCCCAATGCAATAGATGCAAACGGAAAACAAATACCAATTAGTGAACAATATATAAAATCAATAAGAGAATATAACGATGAAATATATAAAGACCTTATAGACAAACTTGGTGAAGATGCAGAGTGGGGTCAAATAACACAATTATTTGAAAAATTAAATCCAATATTAAACCCTAAAGATGCCAAAGAATTACAAACAAAAGTAGAAAAAAAACATAGCGAACATAATCAAGGCGTTATTAATGACACAATTATTGCTAATAATACTAATCAAAACAACGGAAATTTTTTAGATATAGCTAATACAGTATTTAGTTTAAGTAGCAACAACACTACATCTAATGGTATCGGCGGATCAGTTAAGGATGGTTTTAATAGTAATGATGAAGCTATTGATATAACTGGTAGTCAAAGAAATGAAAGAATAGAACTATTACAACAGATTGTAAGTACGTCTAGTATTTACAAAAAAATGATACCGCAACATCAACCAACCCATGTGTTTGCAATACAAAAATTAGGTGTAAGCAAAGCAGATTCGTTATATAGAAAAGCAGAACGAGAATACGAATTACCTGAGTTTACAAGTACATTGACAGGTAAAGCTCGTTCAAACGCCAAGAAAAAATTTGAAGAAGAATTTTTAAAAAATCCAGACAATGAAAAAATAATAAAAGCAGCAATATTAGAGAAATACAATGAATTAGTTCTTGATGCAACAGGTGATAAATATAATAGATTTTATAGTGCAACAAAAACTATATTTCCAAACCCACCAAAAAGAAGTGATTTTGGAACTGGTAAGTCAGGAGGTAGAGCATATAGTAAAGCTGTAAAAGAATTTTATCAAAACCCAGATAATGCAATAAAAGTAAATCCCGGTGTTCGTACTGAAGATTTAGAATTTTTTACTGGTGAAAAAAGATTTGGAGGAAAAAGTGGTCAAAAAAATTATTTAGAAACAAAAGAAGATAAAGCACAAATATATCAAAATAAAGTTGCTAATGATTTAGAAGTTTTAAAGAAAAATGTTGACTATGATTATAATCCAGATACAGACGAAACAATAATAGTTGATGAAGTTACAGGTTTACAACCAAAAGAAAAGTTAGTAGAAAAACTTAAAGATACAATTATAGATGATGAAGAATTAGATTATGCCTTAAAAGATTTAGATATTAAATACAGTAAAATAGAAAACGAAAAAAGAGCTATATATAATCAAGCGTTCAATAACGCAAAAGAAATAGCATTTGCAGAGCCGGGAGGATGGCAAAATTTAATTGCTAATAATATTAATATTGATAATTTTACTGATCAAGATCAGGAAATATTAAAAAATGGACAACCAGTAGAATCAGATGTAGATACAGAATTTGAATTAAAAAGTAACCCAGCAGAAGTTGCAACTAATTTAGAATCTCATAGCCACAAATTAAGTAATGGACAATATCTAGAATTAAAACGATATGCAGCATCTTTAAGAAGTGAAGATTCTGTAGTAGAAGCAACAGGTAATGTCACTATGTTAAAAGCTACATTAGACAGGTATGACATGGGTGATTTATATACGTCTAAAAATAAAGAAAAGAAAAAAAGATATATTGCTATAAATGACGCATGGTTAAAAGAAATTAATGCACGACAAATAGCAAAAGGCAACGTAAAATTGACTATGGGTGAAAAACAAGATGCATTAAACACTGTATTATTAGACAATGTAAATATTGATAATGATCCGTTTTTAGGGTTTATTGGTGGTAGAGATACAAAAGATACAAATATATTCTTTGTTGATCAAGATCAATTACAAGATGTTTATGTTGACATACCTTATAACAATGAAAATATAAGAGTATTTACAAGTAAAATTGATCCACAAGTATTAGCCTTAATTACAGAATCTTTACGCAAAGCAAATAAACCTGTAACGCAAAAAAATATTGCAGATTATTTTGTACGCAAAGGTCAACCTAAAAATGTAAATGAAGCGTTTGCATATACGGAGGATCAGTAATGTCTACAAATCCATTTGATGATTTAAATTCTTTAGCACCAAGCCAAAACTACAGTGAGAGAAATCCATTTGATGATTTGTATGAACAAGAAAATAAACAACGTGAAAAAAAATTAAAACAAATATTAAATACAGTTTCTTCTCTAGATCCAGACAACACTGGCGAAGCACAAAAATTAGCAAACAGTTTAAATTTACCACCCGGAGTTGCATTAAATAGTGATACAACTTTAGAGATTTTAAGAGAAAGAAATAAACAACAAAATATATATCGCTTGGATTTAGCACAAACAAATCCAATATTGATGCGTCATCTAACTGATCCTAATTTTGCAGCAATAGCACAAGACAATGTAGAGAGATTAAGTCTTATAGAAGGTGCATTTACTGGTATACAAAATTTTCCTGAGAATGCTAGGCAAGGATGGGAAAAGGGTAGGTTACAAGCTGAACAGGGTAAATTAGGTTTTCAAAAAGCATTAAATGTAGATTTAGGAAAATCTAATGAAATAATAGATCAACGTATACAAGAAATAGGTGTAAGACTAGAAGAATTAGAAAGTGATGGATCTGGGCTATGGGAAAACACTTTTACTATAGGTGGTCAATGGTCTAAGACCATGCAAGAAGCAGTAAAGTTTGGTGTGGCTGGAGGTGCGACAGGTGGAACATTGGGATTATTTGGTGGCCCATTTGCACCTATTACCGTAAAAGGTGGCATTATTACTGGATTTGTATGGGGTATGACAACTGGTTCAGCTAAAGAATCAACAATGATAGAAGCAGGTCATCAATATAATGCTCTTATTGATATGGGTATTTCTCATGACGTAGCAAGAAATGTTGGTATATCAGTTGGTCTTGTTAATGGCGGACTAGAATTTGTAGGTATAAGCACAGTAGCAGCACCAATAAAAAGTTTATTAATAAGAGAGACTATGCAAGAAGTTAATAAGTCTTTAATAAAACCTACTATGGCACAAGTTTTACGCAAAACTGGTACTGAAGCTTTTCGTAGTTGGGCTACAGAAGTAGGTACTGAACAACTACAAGAATTGGTAAATATTGCAGGTGAAGATTTTGCTAATTATTTTGAAGAAGGTGAATTTGAAAGTAAATTATTAACAGCAGAAGGTAGAACAGAAATATCACAAAGACTTGCTGCTGTATTTGAAATGGTAGCCACTGGTATGTTGCCACTTGCCGGTATTAGTGCAGGGCCTAGTTTTATAACTAATACAAGTAAAGCAAAAAAAGCAACAAAGGATGCTGCTTTTATTGATTCATTATCTACTTTATCTACTACAGACAAAACAAAAATTAGAAACCCAAATGCTTTTGAAACTTATGTACAGAATGTAGCTAGTGACAAAGACGTACCAAACATTTTTATAGACGCAGAAATATTAAATCAGCAGCTAAGAAGCAATGGTATAACTATGGAACAGTTAGAGTTGTTTTCTCCGCAAATAGCAAATGATTTAAAAGAAATAAATGCAACAGGTGGACAAGGAGATATTGCAGTACCAACAGGAACATATGCTGCAAAAATTGCTGGCACACAATTAGGTCTTGCATTGCAACCACATATGCGTGTAACACAAGACAGCATGAGTGCAACAGAAGCTGGCCAGTTTGCAAATGAAAGAGAAACACTTAGAGCAGAAGCAGAACAAATATTAAACCAACAAAAAGAATTAGCAGATGAAATAAGAAAAGACGCAAATAAAATACAAACAAATATAAATGATCAGTTAAAAGCTACTGGTGTTTATACGCCTAACCAAACTAAATTTTTATCCTATTTTGTTAGGGATTTTGTAGTTACTCAAGCAAACCAACTAAACATAAAACCAAGTGAATTTTTTAGTAAATATTTTTACAACATAACTACTGACGATAAATTTAACGTATCGCCAGAACAGCAATTATTTAACCAAGATGGTTCAGTTAAATTAGACACACCTGAGTTTAAAAAGTTTTTTGGTAAATCAGTTTTAAAAAATGCTGACGGCACACCACAAGTTGTTTATCATGGCACTACAGACAGCATAACTGAATTTAAATTAGATCATCCAAAAAGATTAGATAGTGGTTGGTTAGGTACTGGAGTTTATGTAACTGATAATATTCTTTTAGCTAAAAGATATACAGAATTAAAAAAATCTAGGATAAAACAAGGTCGTTTACCTGCTGGCCCAACAGATCCAATTATTATGCCTTTGTATGTACGTTTAGAAAATCCATACAATGCAACTTTAGACGATAAAGAATTAGTAAGGTCAGGACAGGTAACGGCAGAACAATTTAGAGACAACCTTATTGCAAAAGGACATGACGGTGCAATTATGCCCGGTGAAATGAGAGATGTTAGAGAAATAGTTGTATTTGATCCTAAAGCAGTTAAATCAACTTTTAATAGCGGTACATGGGATACAGAGATAGCAAACATATATAAACAACAAACACAGGAAATATTGGCACAAAGAGGTAAACAAAAAAAAGGCAAGCCAGTACCACAAGC